TTACCCACCTTCGCTGAACTAACCGACAGAATGTCTATCTGCATTCTTAAGTCTATTTTTATTCCAGAAAATAAAGAAGCTTACGACCAAGAGGTAAGCGACATAAAACACGATTTGGATAAAATTTGTGAAGAAAGAGATATTAAACTAAACTCTGACATAGTTAAGTCTCTTATGATTATTATGCTTTCTAATAGATATATTTGGGAGAACGAAAGCAAATGTAGAGGCGGCGAAAATCAAGACTTGTCTGCCCTGAAGCTGACTCACTCGATTAACGGAGTTAGGAATACAGCCAAGAATGTTTTGTCTAAAGGCTTAGGAGAAAGAGTCGATTTAAAGATTGATTGTTTGGCAGCAGAATTAAAATCAGAATTTCAAAACTGGGACATATTTTAAATGAAAGTTCTTATTACAGGAGGAGCAGGATATTTAGGAACTGTACTGACCGAGGAGATACTGAATAGATTTCCCTATGCAAAGGTTATTGTTTACGATAACTTGATGTACAAGCAGGACGGGCTCTTTAGTTTTTTTAAACATCCTAAAGATAGGTTTGAGTTTGTCTATGGAGATGTAAGAGACAAAAATTCTTTACTAGAGCAGTTGCAAAAGCTAGATAAAAATAACGACTATGTTATTCCTTTAGCTGCAATTGTTGGCTTCCCTGCCTGCGCCAGAGACGAAAAGCTTGCTACAGCAGTTAACTTCGAGCATGTAAAGTATATTGTTCAATCTACTAAATGCAGGATAATTTACCCTAACACAAACAGCGGATATGGAGTCAGTGACGGCGAGGCTCATTGCACAGAAGAAACCCCTCTTGCGCCTATCTCTGTTTACGGCAGAACAAAGTGTGACGCAGAAGAATGGGTTCTCGGCGCTGGCCACACTTCTCTTAGGCTGGCTACTGTATTTGGTACTTCTTACAGGTTCAGAAAGGATCTGCTTGTAAACGACTTTGTCCTGAGGGCTGTCACAGATAGCTGCATCACTTTATTTGAAAGTTCTTTTAAGAGAAACTTCATACATATTAGAGATGTCGCCCATGCCTTCATTCATATGTTTGGACATAGGCCACATCCAAATAACGAAGGGGCAACTATTTTTATAGACGATGACAATAATCCTTTTAACCCATATGGCCAATCTTATAACGTCGGTTTGTCTAGCGCTAATTTTTCGAAGTTTGAACTCTGCGAAAAAATCAAAGAGCACGTTCCGGGATTTGTCATCACGACAAGTGAAATAAATTCTGACCCAGACAAAAGAAACTATATAGTTAGTAATGATAAGCTTGAAGCTACAGGCTGGGAAGCTAGAGTAGATATAGACAAAGGCATTCAAGAGCTAGTGAGAGCATATCAAGTATTCAGTAAAGCTAACGTAAAACATACTAACCTGTAATGGACATATTATTTGTATCTCCAAATAATTCTGGCGCAGTATATCAAGATCTATCCAACGACTATAGCGCAATAGAGCCTCCCACTTGGGCTTTACTCTTAGCTCAAGCCGCTAGAAGCAAAGGTTATAACGTAGGCATACTAGATACTCTGGCTGAAAATTTATCCGATAAACAAAGTTTAGAGAGAATAAGCTCTCTTAATCCTAAACTTATTTGCTTTGTTGTTTACGGGCAAAATGTTAACGCTGGTGTCGTCAGTATGAGCGGAGCCGCGAGGCTCAGCACATACATTAAAGATAACCTATCTACACCTATAGCTTTTGTAGGTTCGTATGTGCAAGCTTTACCTCTCAAAGCTTTGAGTGAAGAGCCTTCTATAGATTTTGTATTTACTAATGAAGGAGTAAAATCGCTATTAAGAGTTTTATCTCTTGGAGACATAAATGAATCGACCCTTGCTAACGTAAAAGGAATAGCTTACAGAAAAAATGGAGAACCTACTTTTAACCCACCCGAATCTGTCGTAACTGATTTAGATGAAGATTTACCGGGTTACGCTTGGGATCTTTTGCCAGATTTAAATCTTTATCGAAGCCCTATGTGGCATGCAGAATATGACGAAGATTCTAGAACTCCTTATGCAGCTATTCAAACTTCTTTAGGTTGTAAGTTTAGTTGCAACTTTTGCATTATCAATATTATCAACAGAGACGATAATGAAGAAACTGGAGTGGCTGGTAACTATAGCAAGATGAGGCACTGGTCTCCAGAGTTTATCATAAAAGAATTTGACAAACTTGCAGAGCAGGGAGTTTTTACTATAAAGATAACTGACGAGCTTTTCCTACTTAACAAAAAATTCTATGTTCCAGTTTGTGAAATGTTAAGCAAAAAATGGTATGTAGATAAATTAAAGCTTTGGGTTTATTCTAGAATTGATACCGTTTCCAATCCAGAGACGCTTACCTTATTAAGAGATGCTGGCGTTAAATATATAGCTCTAGGAATCGAGTCTAGTAGCAGAGAAGTTAGACTTGAAGTATCTAAAGGCAAATTCAAAGATGTTAAAATAAAGGAAGTGGTTGACCAAATTCATGACGCAGGCATAGAAGTCATGGCAAATTATATATTTGGGCTTCCGGGAGACACAATGGAAACGATGCAGGAGACTTTAGATTTAAGTTTAGAGCTTTGCACTTCTGGATGGAACGCTTATGCAGCAATGGCTCTTCCGGGAAGTCAGCTATATGCCGATGCTGTCGCCAAAGGTCACAGGCTCCCAGAAGAATACTCAGGATATTCTTTTCATTCTTATGATTCTGTTTGCTCGGAAACAGACTCGCTAAAGCCTTGGCAGATCCTAAAATTCAGAGACGAAGCTTTTAATAAGTACCATATGAACGAAAAGTTTTTGGAAAGAATAAAATCCAAGTATGGACAAAAACAGGCTGACAACATTAAAAAAATGTGCAGAATAACTTTAAAAAGATTGCTTGTAGAAGAAGCTGAAGAAATAGCATGAAACACCCATTAATGTCAGACAATATTAGCAAGGAGGACTTAAACGTCTTAGTTGATTTCTTGTCGCAAGACCCTCAACCTATACTTACTAATAATAAAAGAGTAAAACAATTTGAAAAAGAGTGGGGAGAATGGCTAACCAATGACCCAACTCGGCTCTGCATGCCAAATAATACAATGGTCAACTCTGGGTCTTCCGCTAACCAGATAACCTTTTTATCTTTAAAGCAAATTCTACCAGAGGGTGCAGAAGTTATAGTTCCGCCAATTACTTGGATATCAGATATATCAGCTGTTTTACAAAATGGATTTACTCCTGTATTCTGCGACATCAATCCAAAAACTCTTGCTATAGACGAAGACGAATTAGAAGAAAAAATTACTAGGAAAACTAAAGTAGTATTCCTAACCCATGTTTTAGGATACAACGGGCTAACAGACAAAATACTAAAGCTGTGCGAAGATAATGATTTAATTTTAGTAGAAGATGTTTGCGAGTCTCATGGCGCGACTTTCAAAGGAAAGAAGGTTGGAACTTTTGGCAAGATTTCAAATTTCTCTTTTTATTATGCTCATCATATGACCTCTATCGAAGGAGGGATGGTAAGCACTGATGATCCTGAGATATATCAATTCTGCAGAATGTTCAGATCTCACGGTATGGTCAGAGAAGCTTCTAGCGATACTCTTAAAAACGAGTATATAGAAGAGTATCCAGATCTAAACTCAGATTTCATCTTTGCAGAAGCGGCTTACAATTTCAGAAGCACTGAAATCAACGCTGTCCTTGCGTCTAACCAACTTAAAAGACTTGACGCTAACAACAAGCGCAGAAATGAAAACTATTATACTTTCATGAACAATCTAGACTCAGAAAAGTTTAGAACTGACTTGAATCATGAAGGCAACTCTAATTATGCGTTTACCCCCATCCTAAATGAGCCTGACTTTAATTTAAGAGATAGGATAGAGGAAAAACTAAACAAGCATGACATAGAGTTTAGAAGAGGCCTGTCTGGAGGCGGCAGCCAAATTCGCCAACCTTACATAGAAAAATATGTTAAGAATTTTAATATCAAAATCAATGGTGTCTACAAGGCTCCTGACCCACTAGACTATCCAGAAGCGGATCACTGTCACCACTTTGGATGGTACATTGGAAACTATCCCGAGTTAGAGGAGTCTAAGATTAACTATATAACTGAAATACTAAATGAAAACTAATCTAACGCCACAAGACTTAATATCTTTTGAGGAAGAGATAGGGGAATGCTTTAATAATGCAGAAATTAGAGCTCCAATTCATTTATATAGTGGCAATGAAGAAAAGATAATTAAAATATTTGAAGATGTAAAAGAAGAGGATTATGTATTTTGCACTTGGCGAAGCCACTATCAGTGCTTACTAAAGGGCGTGCCTAGAGATCAACTTAAGAAAGATATACTAGCAGGAAAGTCTATAACCTTGTGTTACCCAGAGTACAGAATTTTCTCTTCTGCTATTGTAACCGGCAGCATTCCTATCGCAAATGGCAGAGCTTTGGCCGAAAAGAGAAAAGGTTCTACGGCGAATGTTTGGTGTTTCGTCGGAGAAATGACCTCTGAAACAGGCTCGTTCCACGAAAACGTAAAGTATTCTACTTCTCAGAATCTACCTATCACTTGGGTAGTGGAGGATAACGGTAAAAGCGTCTGCACTAACACAAGAGAAACTTGGAATATGAAGAACCTTTCTTACGAAGAGCTAGATCTACTTAATTCAAGAGGCAATGTTATATATTACAAATATGATACAAAATATCCACATGCTGGAGCAGGCAAAAGAATCCAATTCTAATGAAATATTTTGATGAGCTAAAAAGATCTATGGAATGGCTTGGAGAAAAGCCAGACACGCTATTCATAGGTCAAGCTGTTGAGGTTGCGGGTACAGGCATGAGCAACACCCTAAAAGATGTGGCTAAAGAAAAGCTTATTGAGTTTCCTGTCTGCGAAGATATGCAAATGGGCTTTACGAACGGTTTGGCTTTAGCTGGAGACAACGTGCCTGTTTCTATTTTCCCTAGATGGAATTTCTTGCTTCTGGCCACAAATCAAATCGTAAATCACTTAGATAAAATACCTGAAATGTCTGAATACAGGCCAAAGGTTATCATCAGAACATCTATAGGATCAGAAAGACCCTTGCATCCACAGCATCAACATGTTGGGGACTATACAGATTCTTTTAAACTTATGGCTCCAAATATAGAAGTTGTTAGACTAAATGAACCAGAAGAAATATTCGAGTCTTACCAAAAAGCATACGAGAGAGAAGACGGAAAGTCTACCATACTTGTAGAGTGGGGGGACTATTATAATGAAAAATGAAGACAAGGTAGATATTAGTTTTTTAATGTCTTCTATCAAAAGATATGAAGACTTTGGAATAAACTTTGTTTCTTCAATTTACCAACTCTCAAAAGGAAGTAAGTATACTTTTGAAATCATAATTTCTCATCCAGACAAAATAGATGACGATAGGGTTATCTGGCTTGAAGAAAAAGAAAACTTGGGGCAAGAAGTTGCTTTTAATAACTGTGCAAAAATAAGCAAAGGTGACTATCTGGCTATTTGCGTTGACGATCATTTTGCAATAGGAGACATATTTGGAGTTATAGATTTTTTAAAATCTGATTTATTTAAAGATAGAAAGTTCAAAATAACAACTTTAGCAGGAGGGCTAACAGATGAAATTACGTTTGTTGAAGAGGGCCCTACCCATAGGAATTTGCTGCAGGCAGAAAATGTTTTCAGCATGCCAAGATTTCATGTCACACCTTTTCCAATTGTCGAGAGAAGCACTTACGAAAACCTTCTGGGCGAGCACATCATGCACCCGAAACTTTGGAGCATGGCTGATTGGTATCTAGGAGCTTTCCTATATTATAATGGAGAGCAGGCAATTCAGTACAATGGAGCTAAATACCACAGATTACCAAATGACCCAATGACCGTTCAAAGCGAATTAAAAGACTTTTCAATAACATACAACTCTGTATACAAACTAATAAAAAACTATAAGAAAGGAATGGATTACGTATACGATATAGAATGCGATATCTATAAACTAAAAAATGTTTGATATATCAGTAATAATACCGGGCATTCGTCCAGAAAACTGGGCAAGAATATACGAAGAACTTGATTCTACTTTTAAAAAAAATAAATTTGAAGTTATTTTTATAGGCCCAAAGATTCCAAGTAATTATTTTGACGATAAACTCAATTTTAGATATGTCAGAGATTTTGGGCATCCAAGCAGATGCGTACAGCTTGGAGCTACATTAAGTGCAGGAGAATATATCTGCTGGATACCAGACGATATAAAATTAGAAATAGGTTCACTGGAAGAATGCTTGGAGCTGTTAAAGACAATGCCGAAAGGAGACGGTATGACACTCAGATACTCCGAAGGAAAAAACTTTACAGGTACTCAGGATCAAGATGATTCATACTGGATTGGAGCTACTCATGCAGATCAAGCTAGACTAGGAATATCAGCTCACTGGAAAATAGCTCCTTTGTTTATGTATAATAGAAATACCTACTTTGAGTTTGGTGGTATCGATTGTAGATTTGAGCATGTAAATTTCAACACTCACGATTTAGCATATAGAATGCAGAATTTTGGCAGTACAATTTATTCATCTCCAAGTAAGGTTTTAAGCGCGGACTGGACTCCTAATGACCCAGTCGTATCTTCAGCGCACCACAATCATGATTATCCTCTAATGGCCGAAATGTATAAAGGCTCAGGAGTGGACAGGAAAACTAATACTCATAATTGGGATGCGGAGAGTCCATACTGGGAAAGAAGAAATTACAAGCTATGAACAAACTACACCTAGGCTGTTTTCATAAAAAAATTCATGGATTTACAAATGTAGATATAAGAGAAGATGTACAGCCAGATTTAGTTGATGATGTCTTCAAGCTTGAAAATGTAGAAAACGAATCTGTTGATTTAATATACGCTTGCCATGTACTTGAGCATGCCAACAGACAGGAAGCTTCTGAAGCTATGAAGAGGTGGTTCTCTGTGTTAAAGAAAGGAGGAATACTAAGGCTCGCCGTCCCTGACCTACAAGCAGTTTTCGAGCACTATATCTGCCATAAAGACCTAAAGATGCTAGAGTGCTTTTTGTACGGCTCGCAAAAACATCCGTACGATTTTCACTATTCTGGCTGGGATTTCAAGTTGCTTGAGACTGATTTAACAAAAACTGGCTTTAGTTCAGTAGAAAGGTACGACTGGAGAGATACTGAGCATTTCTATATAGATGATTATAGCCAATCTTATCTTCCTAAGATTTCTTATACAAGTAGGCAAAAAAGAGGTATAATAGAAGGGAAGTTAATGAGTCTGAATGTAGAAGCGGTCAAGTAATGAAAAAAGTATTAGTAACAGGTGGCGGAGGTTTGGTAGGAAATTCAATCAAAAGGCTTTCTCAAAGCTATGATTATGACTTCGTATTCACTACCCGAGAAGACGGCAATCTAACAGTAGAAAGTGATGTAAGAGATTTATTTGAAAAGCATAAGCCGGATTATGTTATACACACGGCTGCAAAAGTAGGAGGGATTGCAGGCAATTTGTCGGCGCAAGCAGATTTCTTTTATCAGAACCTGTTGATGAATGCGTACATGATTCATCACGCTGCAGTCAATAACGTAGAAAAGTTTTTTGCTTTTACTTCTGTTTGCGTTTTTCCAGACGGCAAAGAGATGGAGGAAAGCAATATGCATGCTGGCCCACCTTTTGAAGCGAATTTCGCATATGCCCACGCAAAGAGAATGGTAGATGTACAGATAAGAGCCTACAAGGATCAGTACAAGGTAAATAATTATTGCTCTATTATTCCCGGAAATATTTTTGGAGAAAATGATTTGTTTGATCTAGCCTCCGGCCACGTTATACCTTCTCTGATCCACAAAATGTACAAAGCAAAGCATGAAGGTGGCGACTTTGTTGTGTGGGGCGACGGGTCAGCAATCAGAGAGTTTTTGTATGTAGATGATATTTCTAGAATTATTTTACAACTTTTAGAAAAAGAAGATGTACCAGAGAGACTTCTAATCTCAGGAGAAACTCAGTACAGCATTAAAGAGATAGCTGAAACTCTTAAAGAGGTCGCAGAGTATCCAAGAGAAGTTGTTTACGACACTTCAAAACCAAAAGGTCAAGCGGCTAGGAAATCTAACCTTACTCTACTTAAGAGCCTGTTTCCTGAATTTGAATTCACTAACTTAAAAGAGTCCCTAAAGAAATCTTATCTCTGGTTTGAAAATAATTATCCTAACGTTAGATTATGAGTAAAGTTTTAGCCGTATTTAATACTTGCGGAATCTCCGGAAGAGAGAATGTATTCTCTTATGTAAAATCAATAGAGTCAATTCTAGCGCAAGATTTTGACGACTTTAAAGTAGCACTCTCTAGCTGCAAGAATACTTCGGATTCAATAAGTCAATTACAAAACGTTTTCTCAAATAGAATAACCTTTAATGTAATTCAAGACTTAGTACCTGTTAATGTATCTTTTAATCATACTGTACAGAAAAACGTCGAGCACTTTGGAAACTTTGACACCTATCTATATATAGACTCCGGTATTACTTTTGGGAATCAATTTTCTACTAATGACGAAGTCATAAAAGATCTATATACTTTGCATAAAGAAGAGAACTGTGGCATGACTTCTGGCAGAACTGACACAGACGCTGGTACTTGGCTTTGGTATGACGAAGGAAAAGATCGTCATGACGAATCAGGCCAAGAGACTTTATTCAAGGATGGACATTTCAGGATACCCTTAGGTAAAACAACTAACCTTCACGTTCAACTTTTTGATAATGAAATTTATGAAAAATTTGACAATAGATTAATGCCAGATATATTTGCATCACATTGCACAGAGTCAATTTTTTCTTTTATATGCTCTTCTATCAATAAAACTTTTTATATACATAAAGATGTTTTCCTCTCCCATCAAACTAGCATGGATGGCGCTAGTAGCGGATTCAGGCCAGAGTATGTATCTTGCAAGCCTTGGCAGCATACTTTTGTTTTACCGCATCCACAGACTATAGACAATATCATAAAAGATCCAGAAATGTGGGACTCTGGTTGTGGCTATGAAATTTGCCAAAACATAGCTCCGTTCAACCCCGATTGTTACGACGAAAACGAAAACTGCAAAGACCCGGAAAGACTAGGCAAATTCCTTCTTGATAATTTTTACTTAAAGAAGGAAGATTTCAACTACGATAAAATAGATAGTGTTTTTATAAAATGAAAAAAATTGTAGCTATGATCCCAGCTAGGCTGGGAAGCAAAAGAATACCCAAGAAGAACATAAGGCTGTTAAACAACAAGCCCTTGGTTCAGTACTGCTTAGAAGCTGCGGTTAAAGCTGATTGTTTCGATGAGATATATTTAAACTCTGAATCTGAAGAGCTATCCTCTATCGCTGAAAAATGCGGCATTAAGTTTTATAAAAGACCAGAGCATCTCTCTTCTGATGATTCTACTAATGATCACTTTGCTTTAGATTTTTTGGAAAATGTAGACGCTGATGTATTAGTTCAAATATTGCCCACTTCTCCATTCATAACAAGCGAAGAAATAAATTTGTTTGCCAAGGACATGGTAGATAACGACTATGACACTTTAATCTCTGTTTGCGATAACCAAATTGAATGTCTTTATAATAATGAGCCAATAAACTTCGATAAAACAAATATCACTCCAAGATCACAAGATTTAGAGCCTGTTAAATCTTACGCCTGCTCACTAATGGCTTGGACCAAAGATAGTTATGTTGAAAATTACAAAAAGTACGACGCCGCTTACCACGGGGCAAATGGGAAAATAGGCACATTTACTCTCAAGGGCTACTCTACTGTAGACATTGATAATGAAGAAGATTTTCAATTAGCTGAAACTATAGCTAGACATATAAAACTTGGGAATAAATATCCTGTTAAATATTTGGACGACGGAGAAGTTTTTGATTCTGACAGACTTAGGATATTAATAGAAGACGGCGTAGATAATAATACTATGTATGAGTACAACAAGGAAATAACTAAAATTAATGAAATTATTTCCAAGAATCCAGATGATAAGTGCTGGTCTCATACTGTTATAAATACCAAATCTAACTCTGCTACATTAATAGCCCAAATGCCGGGAGAAGGAAATAGAATGCATTACCATTCTGATTGGGACGAATGGTGGTACATTGTCAAAGGAGAGTGGGACTGGTGGGTAGAAGGCAGAACGCTTAAGATCAAACAGGGAGATGTAGTCTTAATAGAAAGAGACAAGAAGCACAAAATTACTGCTTCCGGAGAAGGTCAGTCTATAAGGTTCGCTGTCAGCAGAGAAGACGTAGAGCACATATACATTGGAGATGGCCAAGTTTGATATATTAGCTGACTTTTCTAAAAGCAAAGGATCTTTTCTTTACGACGCAAAAAGCGGCAAAAATTATTTAGATTTATTTAACATGTTTTCATCCGTACCAATTGGATACGGACATGGAATATTTGGTGATAGATTTAAAAAAGAAATACTAGATAACGCTACAGTTAAGTTTTCTAAAGAGTCGTTTGAAAATTATTCCTTTGAAGCTTTCGATAAAGAATTTAAAGATTTTGCATTACAAGATTATGCCCATAGACACTATACTAATACTGGAGCCTTGGGCGTAGAGGCAGCAATAAAATTAATATATAAAAAGTGCGGATTTAAAAATATTGCTGTAATAAAGAATTCTTTCCATGGAATTTACGGCAGAGCTGATTCACTAACTACCAGATTCAAAGGGATAAATAAAAGGTTAGACTTCTTGCCTGAACAAGAGAATATATTCTCTATAAGCAATTTAGATGATCTAAAAAAAATTCAAAAGCTTGGTTTTGGCAAAACTAGAGATATTTGCGCTGTCATCGTAGAACCAATACAATGCACGTTTGGCGATAAGTATTTGGAGTCTAATTTCATAAATGAATTATTCGCTTACTGTAGGAGTAAAAATATAAAAGTAATTTTTGATGAAGTCCAAACTGGATTTTGCGCTTCTGGAAAAGTTTGGTACTATAAAAATTTTGAATTCGTTCCAGATATACTAGTTTTTGGGAAAAAGGCTCAGGTGTCTGGAGTAGCGTTTAATGATTTTTTCTACGAGAACGACAGAACCTTGTCGTGCACTTGGGACGGAGATGTCAATGACGCTATAAGATGTAAATACATCATAGAGGCTATCAAAAAATATAATCTTTTAGAGAACATAAAAGAAAAAGGTCTTTCGATACTTAATTTTTTAAAGTCTTTGGGTTTGGAAGCCAGAGGGATAGGAGGCATAATTTGTGTCGATTTGCCCACAAGCGAAACCAGAAATAACCTTTGCGACGAACTCTTTTCGAGTCAAGTCTTAGTAAATGCCACAGGAGATAAATCAATTAGACTTAGACCTAACATTTCTATCTCCCAAAAAGAAGTTGATATATTTAAAGAAAAATTTGAACACTGTTTAAGTTCCGCTATAATATAAATTGCAATGGAGTCAAATAAAATACTTGATTTAGAAGGGATCGAAAAAAAGTTTCAAGATTTTGTATCTGATGCGCCATACCAAAAGCTCGCTAAGACTTTTTCTGAAAGACAGAACATTCTAATACTGGGCAACGGAGGAAACTATGCTGTCGCTCAACATGGCGCGGCTGACTGCTCTAGGCTTACGTCAAAGAATGTCATCTCTTTTGACAATCCTACATACATAACGTCTTCAGCTAATGATAACGGCTATGAAGATTTATTCTTGAATTGGTTAAAGAATTTGTACGATAAAAAAGTCTTTAATGAAGACAATGGAATGGTAATTGGCCTTTCTTCTACTGGAACTTCAAAAAACATTTGCGGAGCCTTAAACTGGTCTTGCTCAAAAAATGTCCCAAGCTTCATGGTGGCTGGCGTTGCTCCAGAGAACTTAAGGAACAATGACAGAAGACCTTATGATGACTTAGTGGATGATTGTATTTTTGGTGTTAAGAATTTTCATACGGCAGAAATACTTTCTCTTATGATGTTCTATCAATTAGTGGAAAGCAACGGAGATTGCTGCCCGCAGATTGATGATGAAAAAGATAGAAGGAGAAAGCTAAAGTGCAATTATGACAATCTTACTCCGTATGCCTCAAAATGATTAGAGAAGTCCAAAACGATGAACCATCCCAGCAAGCTCTAAAGTCTATCATAAATAATAGGCCGGTATTTCTTTTTGCCCAAGGCCCAACTGTACAAAAGTTTTCTGAATATAAAGAATTTTTCAAAAATAAAGATATATGCTATGTATGCATAGGAAGATTTGAACTTTCGGAAGAGCTCGTTCCCGAACCGGGATATGACATATTGTTCAGGTCAGACTTTAGATGCTATCTGCCATCAATTAAAGAAACTACAGATTTTATAAAAAGAGAGAATGAAACCGCATGGATTATTAGACATGTTGGCCCAAGCTCTCACGAATATAAAGAGCCGTATTACTTTTGGTCTCAAGATCACCCAAGCAGCGAAGAGCAGATAGATCTTCATAGACTTTCGCACATTTCTACAGATCAAAAAAACAACATTAAAGATTTTTGTGACAATATAAGCCACTATAGGTCACACTCAAGAATTTACGGAGATAGTTCTATATTCCATAATAACTCCAAATGTCCATGCACAATGGCCGCGGCTTTAAGTTTTTTATTTTATCTTGAGGTGAGCGACATATATATATTTGGTTTTGATGGCGGTCCAATCGAAGGAGATGATTACTTCAAAAGCGAGCAAAGTGATTACCTAGGAAACGGAGGCACTGATATAGCCGGAGTTATAGAGGACACAAAAAAATTCAATAAAAATTTTTGGCCCCTGTGTGACAAAGGAGAATACTATAATAGAGTTTTTAATGTTTCTCCGCAAAGCAATGTTACTAACTTAAGAAAAATTTCACATTCAGACCTAGTAGATAAGTTCTCTTGAAAAAAGTATTGGTCATAGGCGATAGCTGTCAGGATGTATTCTGCTACTGCAACTGTAGCAGGCTTGCCCCAGAGGCGCCCGTGCCTGTTTTAGATTATCAATACGAGCAGAAAAGTCCGGGTATGGCCTATAACGCTTATCGAAATATTAAGTCTCTTGGAATAGAATGCGAGATAGAAACTAATTCAAATTGGAGAGCTATTAAAAAGACTAGATATGTAGACACAAAAACTAATCAAATGTTTTTTAGATTTGATAGCTGCGGCAAGTTTAACAGAATCAAACTTAACACAATTAGTTTCTCCAGTTACGATGCAGTAGTAATATCGGACTACGATAAAGGCTTTTTAAAAGAAGATGATATTGATGCTATTTCTAAAATACATAATCTAACTTTTCTTGATACAAAAAAACAAATAGGAGAATGGGCCGAGAACATATCTTTTATTAAAATAAACGAATTAGAGTACAATAAATCGAAATATATATTTGAGAAAAAAATATTTAACGACAAGCTTGTCAAGACTTTGGGTAGTGAAGGATGCGAGCATAAAGGTAAAGTCTATCCAGTCCCAGAAGTGGAGGTGAAGGATGTTTCTGGGGCTGGAGATACTTTTTTAGCAGGCTTAGTTTCTACTTATATCCACACAAAAGAAATAGACAAGTCTATAGAATTTGCTAATCAATGCGCGACAGAAGCTGTTAGTCAGAAAGGCGTTGTGTCGTTATCTAAAATTAAAACTTTTTACTGGTGAAGGATAGACTTAAATTTTTAGACAAGATAGACAAGGAGTGTAAAGTCAGCCTAGGGCTTGGCGCTTTAATTATTAAAGGGTATAGAGATATCCACGCAATAAACCCTCCGACGAAAGAACAGTTTGCTCAATGCTACATAAAAGAGTACGCGCTACCTTTTCCAGAGCAAGAAATATTGCTAGAGCTTAGAGCTGATTGTGAAATGTGGTGCGTGCCGGGAGGCAGGCTAGACCCCGGCGAAACAATAACAGAGTGTATCGAAAGAGAAGTTAAAGAAGAGACTAATATAGATGTGGTGCTAGATGATTTGTTTTGTGTTTACTCGGACCCAAAATCTGGAACTTTACGTCATTATTTAGAAGATGACTACATGCAGCAGGTCGTAGATATTTTTATGATTGGCTACCCTACTAGCTATAATATAAAGAAGAGTGACGAAAGTCTGGACGTTAAGTTTTTTAAATTTAAAGACTTGCCAGACAATATGGTCCCTACCTTAGAAAAAGCTGTCAGGCAGTACGAGTGTCTTTACAGGTTTACGAAGAAAAGTATTTTAGAATGAAAAAAGTATTAATTACAGGCATTTTAGGTCAAGACGGAGCAAATATGGCAGAGCTTCTTTTAGAACAGGGAGACGTCCATATCTATGGTATGATGAGGAGATCTGGTTCGCCGAACTATACTAACATTAAAGAATTTAGAGATAGTAAAAATTTTGAACTAGTGGACGGAGACTTATCAGACAGTGCAAGTATTGATAGTTTAGTCAAAAAGCTACAGCCTGACTATCTACTTAACTTTGGAGCCAACTCTTTTGTAGGTGTTAGCTGGGACGTGCCTTTAAGTGTCCTCGACGTCAATACAGGCGGAGTCGTTAGATGTCTTGAAGCTATTAGGAAATTTAAACCTGACTGCCGCTTTTACAGCGCAGGCTCTTCAGAAGAACTCGGCAACGTAGATTATAGCCCGCAAGATATTAAGCATCCAATTAAACCTAGGAGTCCATACGGAGCCTCTAAAGCTGCCGCTAGACATATGGTAAAAGTTTATCGTGAGTCATATGATTTGTATGCGGTTCATTCTATTTTATTTAATCACGAAGGCACAAGAAGAGGCGAAGAGTTTGTTACTAGAAAAATTACTAAAAAGGTTGCCGAAATAAAATATTCATTAGACAACAACCTACCCTTCGAGCCATTGCAGTTAGGAAATATTGACTCTAAAAGAGATTGGAGCGACAGCAAAGATTTTATGAGAGGAGTTTGGTTGATGATGAATCAAGAGAAACCAAAAGACTATGTTTTATCAAGCAACGAAACTCATTCCGTGAGAGATTTTGTTCAAAGAGCTTTTAGCCATGCAGATGTACCGGGGCTCTGGAGCGGTGAAGGCATGAATGAGAAGTTTAGAGTTTTTCAAGAGAATACTGTTTTGGCCGAGATAAATGAAAAATTTTACAGGCCAGCAGAAGTAGATCTTTTACATGGCGACTCTACGCCCGCTAGAGAGGAGCTTGGCTGGAAACCTGAGATTTCATTTGACAAATTGGTAGAAAGTATGGTAGATAATGATTTAGCTATATGCCGAAAAGAAAAAAGCTAACGATTTACCAATACATAATTGAGAAATTCATAGGCAATTCCAAGACCATTTGGTCAGACAGAGAAGCTACAAAAAGAGAGATAGCTACGGCGAAGAAGCTGTTAAACGCTTATCCAGACAAAAAGTTTTGGGTTAGAGCTTCAATACCGTTCGACAACCTAGAATCGTTAATCTGGTTTCTCTCTCCCAACGGAAAGCGTTTCCTAATCACTCAATGGAACGAATATACGCTTGACTTGCGTCCAGAAGAACAGCATACTCTGTCAAGTAAACGGATTGGCAGAGCTAAGAAGACAAAAAACACTAAAAAGAGCTTACTAGATTTTTTAAGAGATGGCAGCGAAGAAAAGAACTGATACGTTAGACCCAATCGGGCAAATTAAACAATACCTCAAAGACCACAAGCATGAGCATTACAACTTTGAGACAGAGGCAAATTACACAGTCTCCAGCGGCAGTCTGTTGTTAGACATAGCTATGGCTGGAGGGTTACGCCCTTCGATCATTAGAGCGAGTGGTGTCTCCGAAGGAGGAAAAACTTCCTGCTCGCTTTCGTTTGCACGCAATTTCCAAGATTCTGTAAAGAATTCAATGGTCATTTATGTCAAGTCTGAAGGAAGGCTATCACAAGAAATGATTGAAAGGTCTGGAATAGATACTTCTGAGGACAAATGGTTTGTTTTTAAATCTAATATCTTTGAGACGGTTATTGATTTTGTCACGACTCTCATCAAGGACAATCCAACGGAGAAGAAGTATTTCTTCATTATAGATTCAATGGACTCTCTGATTCCTTCTGGCGATATTGACCGGTCTTATGCAGAAGCTACCAAAGTTGCTGGAGGCGCAGTTCTGAGTTCTAATTTTCTAAAGAGAATGGCTCTGCCAATTAGCACTAGAGGCCACATCTGCTTTATGATTTCTCAAGTCAGAAGCACTGTAAGCGTTAATCCTTACGACAAAGGAGACCCAAAGCTTACAAACGCCACAGGAGGCAATGCCCTGCTTCACTTTTCTGACTGGATATTTGAGTTTCAAAAGAGGCACAAAGCTGATCAAATAACTTCCAAAAATTCTAAAGATGGAAATCCGGACGGTCACTGGTGCAAGATCATATTTAGAAAAACTCCAAATGAAACTACTGGCGCTGAAATAAAGTATCCAATCAGATACGGCAGAACCGGAGGTAAAAGCGTTTGGATTGAATACGAAGTTTTTGACTCATTAGTCAAGTGGGGCTTTGTGGAGAAAGCTGGCTCTTGGATTACCGTTAATCAAAAACTAATTGACGAATTAAAGCAAAACAAACTTGAGATTCCCGAAAAGATTCAAGGAGAAGATGCTTTTACAGCTTACCTTGAAGAAAATCCAGAACTCACTAGTTATTTGTTCAGAAAACTCAAGAAGACTTTAACTTTGGCGTGAGGCTTTACAACATCAACGGAAGACTTGTAAGTAAAAATGTGGTCAAATATAGAATTGATTGGGAAAAATCTTGTCGATCAAAAATCCAATTTGAAGTCAAAAACTTTTTTAAAGATTACTGGGAAAACCATATTTGCTATGAAGAGTTCCCTGTTTTCGGCACAAGACTTAAAGTAGACTTAATAAATTTTACTCGCAAAATAGCCGTCGAAGTACAAGGTGATCAACATAATCAATACAACAAATTTTTCCATGGTGGCTCAAGAGATAAGTATTTAGCCTCCATAAAAAGAGACATGAAAAAAATAAACTGGCTGGAAATGAACGAGTTTAAAGTCCTTGAAATAGAAACTAAAGATATCAAAAGTTTAAGTAGATCTTATATTTTTGACACTTTTGGAGTAGACATTTAATACTGCGTGTAATATATTATGATGAGCAAAGAAGTACAGTACGGAAGTATGCCTCAAAAGGTACTGGACGATATAAGTGAGATGTCATACGGTGGCTATGTATTGTTTAGTTTTGACGAAAAAGCTAAACCTCAAGTCCACGCACAGATATCTGACGACTTAAACGCAATGTCTCTACAGTATTTTATTAAGAATTGGTCCGAGGCCATGGAAGAAATTTCTAGAGAAAGCTTTCTCGAAAATATTACATCTAGAATCCAAACCAATTCAGAAGACGAAGAAGATTACGAAGATGAGTGATACAAATATTTCAGATTATTACCCTAAAGACAAAACAACCCCTCTACCCGGCATGGAACCTCCAGTATCTTTAACAGCGGGCGAAGCCCCAGAACCGACCCCTCAGACGCCAGAAGAAGAGCGTCATCCGAACACTGACGCAGCACCTGTCGAAAGCTTGGCAGTAGATGACTTGGGCATTGATTTGCCAGATATACCTTTGCCAGACGATGAGCCAATTGAGGATGCCATTAAGGATACGTTTGATGACGCAGCGTTTAATTTCGCAGTTGTAGGCGTCGGTCAAGGTGGCTCCAGATTAGCTGAATCATTTTGGAACTTAGGTTATCGTAGAGTTGGAGTCATCAACACAGCGAAACAAGACCTTTCTCTAATTAACATACCAGAACAGAATAAACTTTTAATTGGTGACGGAGGCGCAGGAAAAAATCCAGACGCAGCAGACGAAGTTTTTCGGACTAGGTACGAAGACATTCTTGACTTTCTAAAAAGAACTTTCGGCACAAGCTATGAAAGAGTTTTAGTTTGCGCTGGCGCTGGCGGCGGCACAGGTGCTGGAGGCGTGGCTAGAGTAATTGATATCTGTCACGACTTGAATCAATCCTTGGGCAAAGAAACTAAAGACACTGATGCAAAAGTTGGTTGCGTTTTAGCTTTGCCAACTAGAGCGGAAGGTATAAAGGTTCAAGATAATTCAAAGAAAACAATTAGCAAAGTAATTGACGCTCAAAAAGCTGGCGTACTTTCTCCTCTTGTAGTTCTTGATAATGAAAAGATTAAACAGCTATATCCTAAGCTGACAGTAAATCAGTTTTGGAGCACTGCCAACAATAGCATTTGTTCTATTTTCCATCTGTTTAATAAAATTTCCGCCAAGGAATCTGCATACACTACCTTCGACAAAGCTGATTTAGATACAATCTTTTCCTCTGGCATCATCATGTTTGGAGCAACTCCAATCAAGGACACTACGGAAACAGGAATCTCATACGCGGTTAGAGATAATCTTAGAAAGAATATCTTAGCTGGCGTTGATGCTTCTACAGGAAACGTGGCGGCTTGCGTAATCATCGGAGATAAGAATTCTCTTGACAATATACCTCAGTCTAGTCTAGAACATGGATTCGAGCAGCTTAGTCGCATGATGGGCGGCGGTTCCACTGTTCACAGAGGTATTTATGCTGGAGCAAAACAAGGACTCGCTGTCTATACAGCTATTGGTGGACTTCAAGCTCCCGACAATCTGTTTGATTACTTCTTTGAGGTAGATAGAAAATACAAATAATACATGTCCCTATATAATCTTAGGCTTGAGAAGCGCGTCATAGGCGCAATTCTCAAATCTCCAGATGTTTTAGCTGAAGTAGATTCATTTCTAACAGTTGAAGACTTCTATAACGATGTGCATAAATCTATTTATTCAGTAATTAGAAATGCTTATGTTGCAGGGGATAGAATAGATGTAGTTTTGATATCTGACAAAATGAAGAACATTGGCATAACTGCCAAGGACTCTGTCAACATTTACGAATATCTAGATGGCATAACTTTCTCCGCCCCAAAAGCTTCAGTTGTTCCAGACTATGCTAGACAACTAATCAAGTATAGAATCAGAAGAGATATAATTGATACTAGCAATTCAATAGAAGAGTACATAAATAATTGTGAAGATGATTCTGTTGATGATATTATATCAAAGTCGGACGCAATATACTCCGACAAAATATTTTCTTATGAGCTAGACGATACTCCAGAAAACATATTAGATAGTTTCTTAGATGAGGTAGAAGAAACTGGCAGGAACCCAATTGACGATAGCGGACTACTAACACCTTATCCGGAGTTTAATAGATTATTTGGCGGACTCAGAGACGGAAACATATACGCAATAGTTTCAAGGCCCGCTCAAGGCAAAACTACTTTCATAAATGATATCTGCCTAAATACTTCACTCAAAAACAATGTTCCAGCTTTAGTTCTAGACACTGAAATGTCTACAAAAGAAATAAAGTTTCGCATGGCGGCGGCCCAAACAGGAGTGCCGCTTTGGTATCTTGAAACTGGCAACTGGAGAAAGAATGAAGAGATGTATAAGAAAGTCAGAGATTATCAAGAAAACTTTAAAGGCAAGTATGATAATCACCAATACTTTCACTATCATGTCAGAAATAAGACAGTAGACGAAGTCTGCTCAATTATTCGTCGTTGGCACATGAAGCACGTTGGCAGAGGTAATAAATGCGTTATAGCTTACGACTACGTCAAGTTAACCGGAGAGAAGGTAGATAAGAACTGGGCAGAGCATCAAGCTATTGGAGAAAAGATAGATAAGCTTAAAAGAATCTCAGAAGAATTATCTGCTCCAGTAATAACCGCCATGCAGATGAACAGAACGGGAGAAAGTCACAATAGAAATAGCAGAACTCTAGTTGATGACAGTTCAGCTATCTCTCTATCAGACAGGCTTCAATGGTTCGCTAGTTTCGTTGGCATATTTCGCAGAAAGACAACTGATGAGATAGCAATGGACGGAGAAGATTATGGCACTCATAAGCTTTTGCCAATCAAAACTAGATACCAAGGCAAGGATGCTGCCGGTCATATAGATTTAATTCGCAGACCAATCATAGAAGAGCATAATCAAACAGAAGTTCATAGAGAAGAATGGGCTCAAAATTATCTCAACTTCAATGTTCAAAACTTCTCTGTTATTAGCAAAGGCTCTCTTCAACATATAGTTGACAATATCAGACAGAACTTTGATATTGCTGAACAGAGAATTTCCGGAGACGGAGACACGGCTATTTCATAAATGTCAGAGGTAAGAGACATACTGGTAGATTTGGGTTACAAAATCCAAGATCATGGAAGAGAGTTTAGGATGCGTCCTCTTTACAGAGACTCTGGCAATAGTTCTGTATTAAGAGTATATAAAGACACGGGATACTGGACTGACTTTAAGGAAAATAAAGCTGGCCCAATCGAAGAACTTGTAAGGTTAACTCTAGGTCTATCCAATATACAACAGGCTCAAGATGTAATTGCCAAAAAGTACAAGTTCGTAAAGCCAGAGAGAGAAGATACAAACTCCAAGCTAGAGCACGTCAAAAGCATATCAAAAGAAGTTTTAACTGATTTGGTAAGAGATGATTCTTATTGGAACGGCAGAGGCGTAAGCTCTTCTACTTTAGCTCTGTTTGAAGGAGGTCGAGCTACAAAAAACAAAATGTACGGGAGATATGTTTTTCCGATATACAATGGCTTAAAAAAATTAGTAGGAATAACTGGCAGAGATACAACCGGCAAACTAATGCCCAAATGGCTTCACCAAGGCCCGACCTCCAAGTGGGCTTACCCGCTTCAAGTTAACTTTCAAATAGTAAAAGAGGCTCGCGAAATAATTATAGTTGAAAGTATCGGAGACATGCTTTCTCTTTGGGAAGCCGGAATCAAGAATGTCATAGTTACATTCGGCTTAAGAATAAGCGCACATTTAGTAACTTGTATTTTGAAACTTGACCCAGATAAGGTTATAATAGCTTTGAATAATGACGCTGACAGCGGAGCTGGCTACCTTGCTGCAAAAAGAGGAGAGACATTGCTTTCAAAGCATTTTGGCAAAGAGGCCGTAGAGATAAAGCTACCTTGTAAAAATGACTTCGGGTGCATGAGTAAAAAAGAAATTTTAGAATGGCGAAAGAAATAAAGGAAAAGATACTATCCGCATCAAGACTTAAGACCTTGGAAACTTGCACTTGGTCTTATTGGTGCAACTACCACTTAAAACTTCCGCAGAAACAAAACGAAGGCGCGCAGAGAGGAACTGTGTGCCATTTAGTGTTTGAAATGCTAGTCAAGAAGAAGCATCGAAAACACTATGATCGCATAGTTAAAGCAAATAGCATTGACGGTAGCCCAGCTATCGTTAGGCTTGTGATGAAGCACCTCAGACAAATGGAGAAGTCGTCTGATCTACCAATGACAAACGAGGAGAACACGACCTTGGTTTGGGACATGATTATGGTTGGATTAAAGTATGATTTCTTTGGCTGGGGAGGCAAGGTCGATAATCCAGAGTTTGAGTTTTTGCTTGAGAAAGATGATCCTAAATACAAGATAAGAGGATTTATTGACAAACCAGTAGTCTACAAACGTGGTAAAAAAATAAAGATTGTAGATTACAAGAGCAGTAAATACAAATTCAGAGGAGAAGAGCTGCACTCAAATGTTCAAGCTATGGCTTATACTCTTGCAGCTAAAAAACACTGGCCGGGATATAAACCCACCGCAGAATTTCTGTTTTTAAGATTCCCTAAAAGCCCCGTGCAGCAGCTTGAGTTTACGGAAGAACAGCTTAAAGGATTTGAGTATTATCTATCTTATGCTTACTTTAAGATAAATAATTTCTCAGAAGATGATGCGTGCTCAAATTACGCAGCAGATTCAAAGAAAAGCGCGTGGATGTGCAAAGTTGGAAAGTGGCGTTGCCCTTATATTGACGCTTATGATTATTATTCTTTGCAGGACAAGGAAGGAAATCAAGTAGCGTCTAGCTTTAAAAAGTACGAACTTGAAAAGATTAAGGTTAAAGGCCAAAAGATCAAAAAACAAAAATACGAAGGATGTCCAAGGCATGCAGATGCTGGTGATATCTTAGATATTTTCTCTTAAAAAAGTTTTTCTGATAGATTAGATGCAAGACATCTTTCACATCTCTTAAGCTTTTTAAGTGATCTGATTCATTACCGCTGCATACAAGATATGCTTCAGCAGGCATTCAGACGTTTAATATTCTCCGCCCCTATGTGCTTCTTGGTCAATAGGCACAAGATGCCTTTCTTCAGACATGCGCAAGGGGCGGGGAAAATAATTTCTTGACAACCTACCAGAATCGTGCCAGAGTCTATTTATGTCTGAGGTTCTTCCCTTATTCAAATCTCATTACAGCGTAGGCAAGTCCATATTGACTCTGTACCCACAGGGTTCTTCTGATGGCACTGGCCCAGATTCTGTAATTGATATTTGCGCTGACAACAAGCTAGATCACTTTTATCTAGTAGATGACAGCATGACGGGGTTCATGGAGGCATATCAAAATTCACTTGAAGCCAAAATTGATTTAAGATTTGGATTGATAATTAACATATGTTCAGATGTAACAGTTAAAAACAAGGATTATAACCTCTTAGAATCAAAGTGCGTTATTTTTTGCAAGAACAGAAAAGGCTATGAAAAGCTCTTAGATATAGCATCTTTTGCTTCAACAGAGGGTTTCTACTACAAGCCAAGGATTGATTACAAATATCTGAACGAAAACTGGTGTGACGAAAGCTTAACTTTGGCAATACCTTTTTATGATTCGTTTATTCATAAAAATAAATTCAAGATGAGCAACATTGTTCCAGACTTCTCTGTTATAAAACCTATATTTTTTCTAGAGAGCAATGATCTTCCTTTCGATGATACTCTGAGGGAGCACGTTTTTAAATATTGCGACAATAACTATCAAACTCAAGAGGTAAAAAGTATTTACTATAAAGACAGAAAAGACTTTGAGGCATATCTTACATTTAGATGTATATCTGACTCAAGCCCGGGCAGGGCTAAAAAGACTCTGTCTAAACCCGGATTTGACCATATGTGCTCAAACGAGTTTTCTTTTGAAAGCTGGGCCGAAGCAAACAAACGCACTAAATCAATCGCATTGACTCGCAAAAAATCCTCAAACACTAGAAAAGCTTCTGGCAATACAAACAAAGATTATAAAGAACTCAATGAAAGTTACGGCATATGAGAAAGTTTAAATTAGCTCAATCTTTAATTGACAGGGCACAAGCTAGAGCAGATAAACTGCCGCTACTAAATAATTCCATAAGAAAAGGAGAAGGGGCGCTAGTAGCTTATATTGGCGAGGAAATAGCAAAACACGTACTCGGAGGAGAAATAAAAGATACTTACGATTACGACTTAGTATATCACAATCCCTGCTCCGGCCATTTTACAGTTGATGTAAAAACCAAGGAGAGAACCGTTGCTCCCCGTCCGAACTACAACTGCACGGTGGCTGATTTTAATCCAAACCAAGACTGCGACGAATATGTTTTTGTAAGCGTGATGAAAGATTTGAGTTATGCTTGGTATCTTGGCAAAATAGATAAGTCTGAGTTCTATCAGAAAGCTAGATTTTATAAAGAGGGCGACTACGACCCAGATTCACCTCCCAGAAAAAGCTTTTATTTCAGAGCAGACTGCTACAACATTCCTATTAGAGACTTAAATGGATAAGGATTTTTTTACTAACGATCACAAACATACTTTGGTTTTCATGGATTTGGAAACCTTTAATGTTAATCTTAACTTTTACAACAACCGGCCTTGGCAGGTTGGCATGATTAAAGTTGTAAGAAAGGACAACGTTGCTGAGTCATGCGACAGGATGGTCAAGTGGGACTGCGGCCTAAAGATTTCCGACGAAGCTGCTAGAATAACTAGATTTGACAAAAAGAAGTTTAATAAGCTCGCCGAAGAACAAGAGGAAGTGTTTCCAATGGTTTATGATTGGCTTGATTCATGTGACTATATAGTTGGCCATAACATATTAGGATTTGACATGTATCTAATCAGAGACTGGTGCAAGATGCACAACAAGCCTTACAACCATTTATTTAAAAAATGCATAGATACCCTAGCTATTGGAAGAGGCATACGGACAGAACATTACTTCAAGAAAGACGAAGGTAATTTCTTTGAGTACCAATATAGAATGTTGACGCACAGAGTCAAAGGCATCAGAACATCATTAACAGAACTTGGCAAGTATTATAACATTGACCATGATTACTCAACCTTACATGACGCAATAAACGATTTGAAGCTTAACCTAAAGATTTGGAGAAAATTAAAATTAGAAATGAGTAAAATTTAGGCATATAATAACTATATGCCCAGCATGGACTTTGCATACGATTTAATAGAAAAGCTATCAGAAGAAGATGACGTAGATTACGCCATCATAATACTTAGGCAGGGTCAAAAACAAGATAAGCTGGATTTTTTCTACAGATTTGAACGTGAGAGTAAAGAGACTTTAAAAGTTTTAAGAGATAGATTAGAGGACATACTAGAAGAAGATGGAGACAGTAAAGGAGAACAAAAGTCAGAACCTCCAAAGCCGCCAAAAAAGAAACGCGGGAGGCCAAGAAAAAAGAAAGACTGACTTTTCAAGCAGTTTCAAAAAGTTAAACCTTGAAATACACGGAGTTCGTTTACCGAAATTCGAGATTCAAGAAGAGTACCTTGAGCTGGTAGAGAAGCCAGAAGAGATTACTGACACTTATAGCTTTTTAGTTGCATTATGTCAGAAGAAGTTCAAATCTCTTAACTACAAGAAAGGCACTCCAGAGCACAAAAAGTATTCCGACAGAGTTCATTATGAGCTTGAAATATTAAAAGAGCTTGGCTTTGTTGATTATATACTTCTAGTTTGGAAAGTAATTTATTTTTGCAACTCTAAAGACATCCCAGTTGGATTAGGCCGTGGGTCTGCCGCTGGTAGTTTTATTTTGTATCTTTTGGGAGTAACCGAGATTGATTCTGTTAAGTATGATTTATTCTTTGAGAGATTTGTTTCAAAAATCAGAGCAAAGAAAACTGTAATTGATGGAGTTACATACTTGGACGGCTCTCTGATGTGCGATATAGACATGGATGTATGTTACTATCGCCGTAAAGAAGTGTTAAGGTATCTTGATGAGGAGTTTGAAGGTAAGACGGCTAAAATCAGAACTCTAAACACTTTAAGCGGCAAGCTGGTTATTAAGGAGTGCGGCAAAACAGTTGAAGATAAATCTGAAACTGAAATGAATCGCGTATCAGCTTTAATTCCCAAAGTTTTTGGAAAGGTGATGGACATATCCGAAGCCTATGAAGAAGTTCCAGAGTTCAAGCAGTGGTGCGATAAAAACAATAGGACTTACACAAACGCAAATAAAATAAAAGGCTTGGTGAAGAACAAGGGAGTTCACCCATCAGCAATACTTTTATCTTACGACAACATCACAAAGAGCTGTCCGCTTGAGTTTGATTCTGATAAAGAAATTATATCTTCATTCAACATGGACTGGTCTCAAATGTTCAACGTTAAGTTAGATGTTTTGGGCTTGAGGACTGTCTCTGTTGTAGACCAAGCTTGTAAGATCATTGGCATTAAAGTTGGCGACATAGACTTAAACCATGAAAGCATATATCAAAGTCTATATGACCTTAAACACCCTCAAGGAATATTCCAGATAGAAGCTAGAGCTGCGTACGAAGCCTGCAAAAAGGTAAAGCCGAAGAGTCTAGAAGAAGCAAGTGCGGTGCTTGCGCTCGCAAGACCCGGAGCTTTAGCTTTCGTTGATCAGTATGCTAACTTCACTAATAACGACGTTTACGAGCCTATTCACCCCTTCTTTGACGATATCCTAGGCGCAACTGGAGGTGTTTGCTTGTATCAAGAGCAGATGATGAAGATGGCTCACAAGGTTGGGTTTACTCTTGATGAAGCGGAGTTATTGCGTCGTATAGTTGGAAAGAAAAAGGTTAGTGAAGTTAAGAAGTGGAAGAAGAAGATTAGAGACAAAATAAAAGAGAACAATCTAGAAAAAGAAGTTGGAGACATCTTATGGCAAGTGCTGGAAGACTCAGCCAACTACTCTTTCAATAAGTCTCACTCAATAGCCTACGCAGCTTTAGCGGCGGCTACAGTTTACCTCAAGTTTAACTATCCAAAAGAGTTCTTCCTTGCTCTCTTGCAAATGAGTAAGTTTGAGCCAGACCCAATAGCCGAAATAGCCAAGATAAATAGAGAGCTTATCCATTTCAATATAGAGCTTTTGCGCCCAGATATACTTAAATCTAAAGAAGATTTCTGTATCGAAGGAGACAATATTAGATTTGGTCTTACATCCATAAAAGGCATTTCTAATTCTTCTATCGAAAAGCTTAATCACTTCAAAGACTGTGCTTCAAATAAGTTTGAGGTGTTTCAAGCTTCAACCGAGGCCGGTATAAATCTTGGCGTTCTGTCTGCTCTAATTCAAGCTGGCGCTTTAGATATGGGAGATAAGTACAGCCGAAGCAAAGTTGTGCTAGAATGCCAGCTTTGGAAAGTTCTCACTCCAAGAGAAAGAGTGATAGCGCTGAAGTTCGCAGAGCAAGGGAATGACGACCTTGTAAATGTCGTAAATCAAATGAAATCTAAACTTGATGAAAACGGCAAAAGGTATATTAAAGATACAAGGATTGAGACTATGCGCTCTAAATTTGGCCCGTACCAAAAAATATATAACATAAACCATGCAAATGAATCTTTTGCAAATTGGTATTATGAAAATGAGCTGCTTGGATATACTCATGGAACTCCTTTGAGAAGCATATTCTTAAATAAAAATCCAGAGCTTCTTCCGATAGACCAAGTGAAAAGCGCCGCTACCAGAAGCAAGGTATACTTTGTTGGCACGATCAGCGATTGTACTGGAGTTCGGACTTCTAAAAATGGAAATGAATATGTGAAGTTTGAAGTGGGCGACGAGTTTGATTCAATAGATGTCCTGCTGTTTAATAATAAGAGAGGCAACGGCATAGACGACTGTATAGAATATAATAAAGGTTCTTTGCCAGACAAGAAAAACATAGTCATAGTAACAGGCTCGAAGTCCGAAGATGGAGTTTTTGCTAACTATGTTACTGTGCAGGACTCTAAAATATACATGAAGCTTGGCCAGTTAAGAAATGATGAGAAAAATTTGTAATATCTTCATTTACTCCATATAATATTTATGGAGTTTTATGATTCATTTTTATAAGCCAAATCAGTGGAACAGCGGTTGCTGTTGCAGTTTTTCATATAACACAAACGACAAATCTTTTTATGTTCAGTTGTTAAAGCAGTTGAGCTGGGACGCTGAAAACGGCAAAGGCAAGTTCGACACAAAGACACGTTCCGCCTGTAAGTTTACCCCGACAGAAATAGGTTCTTTTATTGACTGTATTGAAAGCGGAAGAGAATTTTCTAGCTTTCACAAGACCCCAAAAGAAAATACCTCGTTCTCCTTCAAGCCCAAAATGAAGGACGATAGGAAAGACGGGTTCGCCTTCACTCTTACTAAGATGCCAAAGGAAGGGGAGAAGAAAAGTTATTCAATTAGCTTCACATTTGGAGAATCAAAATTCTTAAAACAATTCCTTCTCACTTCTTTGAGTTTGTACTCATCTGCTGTAATCAAAGAAAATAATGAAGCTATTGCCAAAAGCATCGCGGCGAAGAATAATCAGTGAAGAAAAAGATTTTATATCAGTCAGACTCAGCTCTGGCAAAAACAGGCTTCGGGAGAAATACAAAAGCGCTGCTGTCCTATCTCTATAAAACTGGAAAATATGAGATAATTAGCTATTGTTGCGGAAATGCTTACTCTACTCCGAATCTAAAAAGAACCCCTTGGAAGTCTATTGGCACTTTGCCGGACGATCAGAACAAGTTGGCCGAGCTAAATAAAGATGCGGGTAAAGCGAGAATGGCAAGTTATGGCGCTTATCTAATAGATCAAGTAGTAGAGCAAGAGAAGCCAGATGTCTACATCGCCGCACAAGATATTTGGGGCGTTGACTTTGCAGTAGGAAAGCCTTGGTTTGATAAAATCCCCTCTGTAATTTGGACTACGTTGGACTCTCTTCCTATTCTTCCTTCAGCAGTAGATAATGCACCTAAAATAAAAAACTACTGGATTTGGAGCAATTTTGCCACAAAGGCACTTCACGAAAAAGGTCACACTCATGTAAAAACTGTCCACGGATGTTTAGAAACTAAAAATTTTTACAGATTAAGTGACGAAAAGAGGAATGAACTTCGCTCAAATAACAATATCTCTACTGACGAATACATTGTTGGTTTTGTATTTAGAAATCAATTACGTAAGTCTGTGCCCAATTTGCTAGAAGGTTTTAAAAAGTTTCAATCTAAAGTACCTAGATCAAAGCTTTTACTGCATACACACTGGGGGGAGGGTTGGAACATTCATAAACTAGCCGATGAACACGGCGTAAGTAAAGATGATATTTTAACCACATACTACTGCAAGACTTGCTATGGCTATAAAGTTAAGCCATATGTAGGACAAGAGCAGACTTGTGATATTTGCGGCGCAGAAAAATCAATGGGAACAACTAACGTTGGGGGAGGCGTTAGCGAGTCTCAGCTAAATGAAATTTACAATTTAATGGATGTGTACTGCCACCCATTTACAAGTGGCGGTCAGGAAATCCCAATCCAAGAAGCCAAGCTTACAGAGCTTGTAACTCTTGTTACAGATTATAGCTGCGGAGAAGAGCAGTGCGAGGAAGGTTCTGGTTCTATAGCTTTAGAATGGAGTAAATATATAGAGCACCAAACAGAGTTCATAAAAGCTTCTACTTGTGCAGATTCTATCTATAACAATTTGCTAAAAGTTTACCATATGCCAAAGCAAGAGCTTGAAGCTATGGGCAAAATGGCTAGGCAATGGGTGATTGACGGTTTCTCCGTAGAAGTAGTTGGAAAAATATTTGAAGATTTTATAGATAATGCAGAGCCTGCCGTCTACGAAGAAGAGATCAAGCTAGAAGAAGTCAAAAACTACCCAGATGCTTTCGTTGAAAATATACAAAATGATTCTGAATGGATTTTAGCTTTATATAAAAAGATACTGAACAGGGACAACAACATCCATGATGACGGTTATAAATATTGGATGCAGCAGATTGAGAGAAAGACTCCCAGAAAAAATATAGAAGATTACTTTAGGCAGGTCGCCAAAGACCACAACGAAAAATACTTTCCAGTAAAGATAGAAGATATATTAGATGAAGATGATGAAGGCAAACGTATTTTATATGTTATGCCCGATTCTGCCAAAGATGTTTTCATCTCTACTTCTTTGTTCAAGTCTATTAAAGAAAAATACCCAAATTATAACTTGTATGTTGCCACTAAGCCGGAAAACTTTTCTATACTATGGGCTAACGAGTTTATCCATAAAGTTATTCCATATTCTCAATCTTTCGATAATGTCTTAAGTTTGGAAGGAATTGGAGGATCAAAAGAATATTTTAACATTGTTCTAGCTCCGTATTTAACTACCCAGCGTCATTCTAACTACATTCATAATATGAAAGACGTTATAGACAAGGATTACTTATGCACGTTTTAGAATCTTACGCTTTACAAGACAACTTAAAAATAGACAAGCCATCCATATACGAAAAGTATTTTCCGATGGCGGTCGAAGGTAGATACATAACGCTAGACGTTTCTAGCGATGACGAGTCAAATAAGTACAGCCATTGGGACATGGTTCTGGATTATATGTCTCCTTATTTGAAGGAAAAAAATATAACTGTTGTACAACTCGGAAATAAAGACGACAAGCAAGTCGCTGGCTGCTACATAGCTGTTGGGCAAACTGACAATAATCAAAAAGCTTATGTAATAAAAAACTCAGCTCTTCACGTTACGACTAATAATCTTTCTCTTCAGCTTGCTTCAAGTTATGACAAAAAAATTGTTACTCTTTTCAGCAATTCTTTTTATGAGCAATTCAAGCCATACTGGAGTAAATCGGAAGATGTTACAGTATTAACTGCAAATAGAAGTAAACCAACCTTCAATGGAAACGAGCAGCCTAAAACTATAGATACTATAAGGCCAGAAAAAATAGCTGAGTGTATTTTACAAAACTTAGGCAAGCCTCACTCTTTTGCGTTTAAAACTCTAAAGGTTGGCAGTTTGTACAAATCTAGACGAATCGAGTCCTCTTTATCTAATCCTATATCAGATATAGACAAGCTCGGCATCGAAACTTTAATAGTTAGAGCCGATTACCAATTTAATTTAGATAATCTAATAAAGCAGTTAGATATTTGTCCGTGTTCAATCGTGACAGACAAAGCCATTCCAGAAGATATAATTGATAAAAACAAGCACAGGATTCCGGAGCTTATATATTTTCTAGACGATTCCCACGATCCTTCTTTTGTACTTAGCTGTATCCAGAAAGGTATAAACATTGCCCTTGCTAGTAAAAAAACAGAAGAAGAGGCAAACAAATACAAGATAGATTATCTTGATATCGAGCAAAACATAAATATTGTTCCTAAAGTAAAGCTGGAAGATATAGAAGAACTGAGATTTATCAAAACAAATAAGATATTCTATAAATCTAATAAGTTTTTATTTCATGGAGGAAAAGCTTTTCCTAGCAAAATGGCTGTCGCTGCCGACCAATCTGTTTCATCTTTTGATCATGCTTTCATGCAAATTTTTGATCACGAAGAGTTTTGGGAAGAAAAAGACCACTTTCATTTAGTTGAAAGAAAGTAGTTGACACGCTACCAGAAGTCCGATAGTCTTAACGTGTATGGCAACAAATACACCGCCAAAATCGATTAAGAGGAACTCCCACGGACTACTGGATGGAGTAAAGTACAGTTTTCAAGACGACGGCTTGATAGACTGGAGGAAGATGGTCGACAATAAGCATATTGTCCCTAACAGAGATAACACTTCTGAGACTGACGTAACAAAGCTAGAAGATAAGAATTTAATTATTCTTCTGTCAGGCTTGAAAGAAGTCGCTCAGATAAGAGGTATCAAATCTGTAAAGTACGATATCGTCGCTGCTTCTCCCGAGTATGTTTGCATGAAATGTGGAATTACTTGGGCTGGAAACTACGAGACTGAAGGAGAGGAGATCTACTTTGAAGGAACTGCTGATGCTGGCCTAAACAATACAGAAGGTTTCGGACAGATTTACTTGGCCGCTATTGCTGAAAATAGAGCTTTCTGCCGAGCAGTACGTAACTTCTTGAAGATCAACATCGTAGCGAAGGAAGAAATCGCACCAAATAAAGGCAAGCAGGCAACCGCCAACAAGGTAATGCCATCAGCGATTGTTTCCGCAGCTCAATCTTCGGCCACAATGTCTCCAGATTCCTTTCTGTCTACTATTCTCAGCGAAAACAATGTTACTTTTGAGCAAGTTAAAAGTAAGTTGATTGAAGAGAAGAATCTTGAGGCTAAGAAGTGGAACAGCGTCAAAGACATTCCGCGAATTACTGCTTTTGAAATCATAGACCGGATTCAAAAGAAAGCTAAAGCCAAAGCGTCGTGATCTGTTACGAGTGTGGCATTAAGGCACAGAACAGGGAAAAACGTGCCGCTAAGAAAGACGGGCGTCAGCCCAAAGTAACTGATCGTTGCGGTTCTTGGAGGAAAGGCCCCTGTGAAAAGTGCAAGAAGAAAAGAGTATACGTCACTGAAATAACTGATTTCCTGTTAGTTTGATTCACACTAAATAACTTGTAAAAGTTTTCAACCTAAATTCAAATAACACTCAAAGCGGCTTCGGCCGCTTTTTTTGTGTAAATTGTTTTGTCAAAAGTCATGGAAAAAGATAAAATATATGAGATGATAGAGGAACTATTAGCCATTGATTTACGACATCTGGATGAGGATGAAAGGTTTGAAACAGAGTATCTTATAAATGATATTGTGATATCCCTTGAGGAACTCGCGGCAAAACTAGGCAAAGATTCAGATGTATCAATATAAAGCAAAGCTGATAAGAGTTGTGGATGGCGATACAGTCGATGCTATGATTGATTGCGGCTTTAGCACGTTCAAGAAGGAGCGCATCCGTTTGTACGGCATAGACACTCCAGAATGCCGCACAAGAGACAAAGAGGAGAAAGCGAGAGGCTTGGCAGCAAAAGCCAGACTTGAGGAGTTGATTGCCGAAGGTAACAACGAGTTCATTATTGAAACCTCTATTGATAAAAAAGGAAAATATGGCAGGCTTTTAGGTGTTTTGTATAAATATCCAGAGGACGCTTCTCCGTTTTCCGCAGTAGGTAGCTACAATGATAAGTTGATAGCTGAAGGTCATGCGAAGAAATATTTAGGAGGTAAGAAGTGAAGCTAGAAACTAGAGTATTTATTTGTTTTCTTTTGACTTTAATCTTTATTCTATGTACCGGATGTCATAGCACAAAGTACGAATGGTTGCCGGAGGATAAGCCTGCTCCAAATAAATATGAAAAGGAAACGGGCGTAGTAAAAGGCACTATTGTAAAAATATCTTTTTGAAAAAAGTTGAAGAAAAATTAGACAAAAATATTTTTGGCGCTATAATATATTTGTATGAGAAATACTACATACCGAGTAAACGTAACACAGACGGGCAGCGACCTTCAGATCGATTCTGTTGAGAAGCTGCGTAAGTTCAATCAGCATCGTTCGGAATACGTTGCTGCTCCAAAGTCTACATTTACTGTGGCAAAGGACTCACAGACGCTTAAATTCAGTAAGCGTCGGACGCGCAAGTAATCTCCCCCCAGTAAATAGTAGTCCTCATAACGACCCCACTCTACGGAGTGGGGTTTTTTTGAATTTAGCCCAAATAACAATATAATAAGTTGTGGTTAAATTTAGTTCACCATCAATACATGCCAGATATGTTTCAGATGAAATCTAAATTAACCTTTAACGTAGTTAAATTTAGTTCGAATGCACTGCATACAACATATGCTTCGTTAGCGATCTAAATTAACTTTTAACTAAATCTGATTCTCGAACAATGTATACTAGATATACTTCAGAGGTAATTCAGATTAGTTTACTAAAGAAAAAAAGCCAAATAAATGACGAAAAAACAAATTATAAGATGGTGGCTACTGATAGCTATTTTAGTCATAGGCAACTGCATCTTGGCCGCTAAATACCTAGTATGATAGAATTAGTATTACAAGTTGCGTCGGGACTAATAATTTTCATAGTGTGTATGTTTGCTTGGTCATCTACCATATTAGTAGAAGAAAAAAAGAAAAGAAAGAAGGATAAAGATAGAGATAAATGACGTATAAAGAACTGTTATTTAAGATGGCTAGTAGAGAAATGCTTACCCTCTCTAATGATAAAGACGGGCGAGGTTTGTTTTGGGTGAACATGAACAACATGGAAGCTCTTGATAAAGAGTTCGATTGGGCAGACTTTGAAGGTGATGACCCACCTAAAAAGTTTTCTTATGTGGACAAGCAGGGCAGAAAATTAGAAAGAGAGTATAGGCTAGAGGACTTACCGGAGGATACCAGAGTGCAAAAAGTAGTAAAGGAGCATATAATATCATTAGCTAAAAATGAATGAAAAAAAGCCAAATAATGAATTATCTTGGCCGCTGAATAGCGAAGTAGTAGGAAGGGAAATTGTGAACGAGAAAACGCCAAATAAATGTATGTATGTAGTAGAGAATAAGGATATCACTTGGGAGTATGATGAAGATTCCTTGCGCGTAAAGATTTTAGAAATTTTAGATAAAATAGGAAACGAAAGGAGCCAAATAAATTTTGATTCTGAGTCCGCGAGGCAAAGCATAGCTAGTGTAATAGTAGATGAATTGTGAACGAAAAAAGGCCAAATAAATAACATGATTAAGACATTTTCATATTCAGACGAAAACAACGAGTTTTTAGACATGGAGCAAAACAATTACTTTTTTGAGGGAGAGGATTGTAAAGTATTATTCTTTAGTGCTGATAAGAATGACTATTTAGATTTTGTAAATTTTAACAATACAGATGACGTAAAAAATAATTTTACAAGTGAGTGATTTGGTTCAAGTCGCATTTACACAAGATGTAATTCATATCGCATCCAAACTCCCACTTGTGCGCTTGATTTAGTTCAAAAGGTATACATACTAGATATGTTTCGTATCCATTCTAAACAAGCGCAATCAATTTTGAGGCTAATCTAATTCATCTGCACTTTGCACAAGATGTAATTCTGATGCCATTTAGATAGCCTTTTTTATTGATAAAAATTAACTGGAAAAAATTTTTAATTTAGGACTTGACTTGTCTCCAGAACGCTGGTAAGATGAGTCTCGTTATGATTACTACGTCAAAACAAACAACACTCAAACAGTCCGACGATTTCCAATCAGTATCTTTTGGAATCAAGGAGTCAGGACTCTCTCATATCTTCAATGTATTGCGGAATCAGTTGTACTCTGACAAGGTACTCGCGGTTATCCGAGAATACTCCACTAATGCGGTAGACGCTCATATAGAAGTGGGCAAGGCCGATACTCCAATCAAGGTTACTCTACCTACTCAAATGACCCCTGAGTTCAAGGTGCGTGATTTTGGGCGCGGCCTGACAGAGAATCAAGTATCTGAGATTTACGCGATGTACGGTGAATCTACCAAGCGCGGCACAAACGAGCAAATCGGGCAACTCGGACTCGGTTC